TGAAAACTTCACTTCAACATACCGCTTCTGATATTTTGGGTTTAGATCCACAAGAAATTAGACCGGTTTTAAATTTAAAACGTCCACAGAAACTTAAAAAAGTAGGAATCGGAATTCATTCCACCGCACAGGCTAAATATTGGAACAACCCCGACGGTTGGCAACAGGTAGTGGATTACTTAAATTCCTTAGGGTATGAAGTTGTTATTTACTCACGAGAAGAAGACGGTTATATGGGAAATAAGCAACCACTACGAGCAAAAAAATTCGCAGCTCAAAGTTTGGACCAATTGATATCTGACTTAGAAACTTGCCAATTTTTTATTGGTCTTGGATCAGGACTTAGTTGGTTAGCGTGGGCTTGTGATTTACCAGTCATTTTGATTTCAGGATTTAGCGACACTTACTCTGAAACCACCGATAAAACCCTTCGAGTGATAAATAAGTCGGTTTGTAATTCATGTTTTAATAGCCACCGACTAAATGCTTCTGATTGGAACTGGTGTCCAATTCACAGAGGCACACAAAGGCAATTTGAATGTACAAAGGCCATTACTTCTGATATGGTTATAGAACAGATTAACAAAATCATATATTGATTTTTAATATATATCTTACAAATACCATATAACTATGCGAATAAGTAAGATTAATGAGCTAAAAAGAGGAGCATTTGTTCCAATTAAATCATTTAGGTTACAAGACGACCTTAACCCTAAGTTATGGAACGACTTCGAGATTGATAACCAGGTAAGAAAGCAATTAATAACTATTGCAAAAGATTTTTATGAAGGATGCGACCTACAAGCCAAAATAAAAGATATTGTGCTTTGTGGTTCTCTTTGTAATTATAATTGGTCCGAAAAATATTCTGACTTTGATTTACATATAATTATTGACTTCATCGATGTTGATGATGAATATGAATTAGTAGAAAATTTATGTGATTTGGCAAAAAAAATGTGGAATACACTTCATCAGATTAAAATAAAGGGATATGATGTTGAGATTGCTATTCAAGATTCTGATGTTATGCTACAAGAAATCGAAGATGGAAAAATGGGTGGTGTTTTTTCACTAAAAAATAATAAATGGATAAAGATACCTGAAAAAATTGAATTCAAACCCAATGAACGAATGATAAAAGAAAAGTCCAAAGTACTAATGATGTTAATTGATGAAATTGAGGAAGACTCGAAAACCAAAGAATTCAGTCAATTAGAAAATAGAATAAAAAAGGTCTGGAACAAAATCAAAGATTATAGAAAAAGCGGACTTGAATCAGAAAGTGGTGAGTTCTCAATTGGTAATCTAATTTTTAAATTACTAAGAAGAAACGGTTATATAGACCGCTTTATGGAACTTAAAAGAAAATTATACGATAGTCAATTTAAATAAGATTATGGAGTTAAAAGTTAGTGAAGTTCAGGAAGTTTTCAGAGATATGTTTTCAGAAGACGAAGATGCTAGAGCCTCGTCGGTTGATATAGTTTATGAAATTAGTTCAGACCAGAAATTTTACAAAATGGTGGTTTCTATACAGGACTTAGAAACTGAAGACGTTTCTATCATACATACAAAGTTTATATTTAAAGTTGATATAGATAAAAAGTTATTGATTGAAAATGACTTTATTTACCTTTTTGACATTAACTGCGTCTATCACAAAATTGAATTTAAAAATCTAATAAATCTTAAAGAAAAAGTGTTGGATATAATTAAATCTCGAGACTTTGGTGAAGATCTACAGATATTATCTGACTTTGTTGAAGCACCTGCTATGTTTCTTAATTACTATATGAGAAGGGCAAAAATTACTGATTATTCTATTTTTGAAGTCCAATACCAACCTAAGTTTAAGACTACCCCGTGTGATAAAACTACTTTTGATTTTAAAATAAACATCAACAATAATTACGATGTAGAGTTGACTATTTGGAAAGTAGAACGAGGTGAAGAAGAAGAAGTTGATGCCTATAAATACCAATTTAAATTTATGGATGAGATAGTGACTTTTGAGACCGATACATTAAAGAACATGCACTATTTTATTGGAGACCATTTGGCGAAACTACTTGATAAAAAACTCAAGAATAAATAATGAAATATTTACACAAATTTTTACAACATTTAAATGAATCACAAGATATCAGTGACTTCTCTCAGGAGGAATTGGATGAGATGTTGATTCCTATTAAAGATTTAGATATAGAATATTCTTTCGAAGGTCCTAGAACAATTACTGAGGGTGAATATGAAGGATTTACTTCTATGAATATTACATTTAGGAATGCATTCAAAACCGCACCAATGGGTGGATATACCGAAATGATAACGGATGATAAATTCTGGGAATTCCTAGATGAACTTATAGCACTTAAAAACCGATTAGAGAGTGTGCAAGTTTCTATCAGTTCTATCTGGAAATGGGGTACCGTTGTTTGTTTCATTCAAAATGCTAAGGTAGGGGGTGACCTTTTTACCATGCAAAAACTTTATAACGAAATGAACAAAAGGACTTCTGTTGCGAAAAGTGATTTTTCTAATGGAATGACCAAAAAATTTGATAAAGATACCATGACAATTACTGTAAGGTGTAATGGTTTCGGACCCGGTGTTTACACAGATAGAAAGTGGAATGGTCTTTTTAGAGGTATTGATTTTTCAAAATTCAATATTGAAAAAAACATTTCAGAACCAGATGCATGGGGTGAAATATCAGCTGTTATAACAATTACACCTAAAAATTAATTTTTTTAGGAACATATCTTTTTTATATATAATCTTAAATTTTGACTAACCCAGATGGCTGATAATAACTTAGGATTAAACTCTCCTGTAGAAAATAGGGGTTTATTTAGTAGAATCCTTAGAACTCTTTCTAACTACGGTATGAACTACGACGACATGATTATTAGAAATCAAGTCGGTATAGGAATCAACGAAGACCCTTATTCAGCTCGTGGAAATTCAATGTATGATTTTTTTTCACAACGAGCAGTCGCCTCTGTTCTTAATAGAAAATCTATACCATATTTAGATAAAGCCTATGCTGATAAAAGAAGGATTTTAAGGGAATATTCAATTAAAGATGAAATACGAGATTTCGTTAGCGCGATATCAGATGAATCAATTGTCTATAATGATACTAGAGACTTTTGCTCACCAAGGCCAATACCTTCGGATTATCCACAAGAAATACAAGATAAATATATTGAATATTTTGAAAAGATTTATAACAAGTTTGGATTTGCTGATAGTATCACAGCCTGGCAAATGATGAGAGATTTTTTAATAGATGGATACTTAGCAATAGAATTCATCTATGATGATAAGAAAAAGAATATCGTAGGTTTTAACCGGCTAAGACCAGAAACTTTAGTACCTGCCTATGAACCGAACGTTGGCCACCTTTGGATTCAATTTCCAGAAGATCCTCAGTTGAGGAGAATATTTTTAGATTCACAAATTGTATTTATATCTTACTCTACACAAAACGATTATTCAGAAACTTCTTATGTAGAAGGCTTAATCAAACCATACAATCAATTAAAAATTCTTGAACAAACAAGAATAATGTATAACGTTATTAATGCTACAATCTATCAAAAATTTGTTATCCCGGTAAAGGGTCTATCAAGACAAAGAGCCGAAGAACAAATCGGACAATTGATACAAGATTATTCTGAAGAAGTCGAGTGGGATGATACCTTAGGTACACTATCTATAAACGGTTCAAAGCACTTACCATATAACAAACAAGTTTGGTTCCCTGAAGGGGACGCTGGAACGCCTCAAATGGAATTAGTTGGTCCACAGGGTCATGACCTTAACGAAGAAACAATGTTAAAGTGGTTTCACCAAGCACTTAAAAGAGCTTCTAAGATTCCCCTTACAAGATTAGAAGCCGAAGGAGGTGGTGGAAATCTGATTACTGATGCTGCTGAGATGACCAGAGATGAAATCAAATTCCATAACTTTATTATGAGGCTTAGAACAATATTTAAAGAAATTATAGTTAAGCCACTTAAACTACAAATGTTAATTGAGTTTCCAGAACTCAAAGAAGACGAAGTTTTCCTAAACTCGGTAGATGTTATATTTTATACAAATCAGGTTTTCGAAGATTGGAAAAAAATTAATACTTTATCAAAAAGAGCCGAGGCGATAACAACTCTTACTGGGATAATGAACGGAGACAAACCTTACTTCCATATTGAGTGGATTATGGACTACGTTTTCAAATTAACACCTGAAGAAAAGGCCGAAAACCAAAGATATTGGGCAAGAGCAGAGTCTAGTGCTGGAGGCGAGGGTGGTGGCGAAGGTGCTGCTGAGGGTGCTGCTGAAGGAGGTGGTCAATCTACAACGGAAGAAGCTCCAGCTGAAGCACCAGCCGAAGAAACACCGCCTGCTGAAGAAGGTGGTGGTGAATTTGAATTTTAATGCCGCTTTAATATAACGTAGTCAAAATCATTTAGACTTTCAATTCCTAGACTTAGTATTTTATCTAAAACCACGTCTGTTGTCAGCCAATCTCTTCGATAGTTTTTCATTAGTTTTTTTAATTTAAGAGATACAGAAAAATTATTTGAGTTTTTGAATTTAGTATCGACCGCAAAGTCAAAAAGCACTTTTTCGGATAAATCAAAGAATTTATATTTTATACAGTATTTATCATAAACACTACAAAGGATGTCAAAATCAAAATTGTTCAAAATAGCAAACATACATTCATTACCGTCCTTATCAGTATATTCAACACAGTCTATTCTTCTAAATAGTTTATCAATCTGATCGGCTTCGATTAATGTCATATTGATAATAATTCTGTCGATTTCTAGTTGCGTGTGGTCTGTTTCAAATTTATAAAATTTCATGTGCCACTTTTATTTATTAAAAAATAAAAGTTGATTACTTGTCCGTCTGCTATTTGTTGTTGAAGTTTTGGTTTGTTTAATGATGTTACCATATCGCTTAGAACTTTACCCCAATTAGTGGTTAATGGATTTAATTTCAATACTAGAGATTCTATTGAATTATTGTTTAGTATAAACTTAAAACTAGATATCACAGCTGCTGATTTTTGTAATAGAACAGTGTTTGTATAAAGTGGGTTTTCATAGAAACCAACATGATAAACAGAAGAACTATTATCTAACTCGACTTCAAATTCTAATTTTTTCTCGGGTTTTAGTATAAAGTTTAAATTTATTTCTCTTTTGGCATTGACCCATTCGTCAAACTTTGATAAGAACAATTGATAATTTTCGAGTTTTAAATCGAAACAATCCACATCAAATTCGATTTCTCTTTGCATATTCAAAATTCATTCATTCATTCTTTTCTTCTCGTTTAGAGATATTATCAACACCATATTTATTGACCATAGTTTTTTTCATTTTATCCATTACCTTTTCATTTTGTATAGGATAATCTACGCCTAAGTTTTTTCTGAGTGTTTTTTTTCTTTTATGTTCCGAACACTTTCTGCAAAAATATTCACCCCAGTTATTGTTATATTTAATGTAATTCTTAAAAATCACCTCTTTTTGAATACCACAGGTATCACACTTACATATTATTCTATAATGAGAACCCTTTGATAATAATTCGGTAGGTATGACCAGTTCTTCACCGATGAACACTTCATAACCTAAGTCCTCATAATAGGAAAAATTTGACTCAGTTATTCTTACCTCTATCTCTCTGGTTAAAATCATAAAAAATCCAGTAATTTTTTTTATTTATAAAATTTTCAAATCTTTCTTATCTAATGTTAAGTAGAACTTTATGACAATAAGGGTTTTCGTTTGCTATAAAAAATCCACCTCTGTAAAATAAGGCCCAGTATATATCAATATATAATATCAAACCACAAAAATAATTATTTTAAATGAAACCAGTTTTAATAGTTGAAAACTCAACATCATCTCTTATCAGAGAAAATTCCTCAAAAAAAGAATACGTTTTAGGTGGAACTTTCACTGAATTTGGGATTAAGAACAGGAATGAGAGAATCTACACTGCTGATAAATTCATACCTGCTCTTGAAGAGTTAAAGGAAAGAATGAGCACTTTAGGTGCTGTTTATGGAGAATTTGATCACCCAGATGTTTTTGATACCTCTTTGGCTAGAGCTTCTCACATAATCGAAAAAGTTAATTACGTCAAAGAAGCCAATAAAGTAGAGGGCGAGATTAGATTACTTACTACTTATTGGGGTAGAGAAGCCAGAGCGTTAGTTGATGATGGATGTCCTGTTTTCGTATCGTCAAGAGCCGCCGGTGTGACAGAATCTGATGGTTCAGTGTCTCTGAAAAAATTATTTACTTATGATATAGTGGCTGATCCAGGATTTGCTTCAGCTAAAATGACCGTTAAACCACTTAATGAATCTTTGGGATTCAGAGAAAATACCAACTTTAGGATATATGAAATGTCCGACGAGTCAAAAATAAATGAATTATTTAATATGAACACAAACGATTTTGTCACCAAAAAACAGTTGACTGATTATTCGCAGTATTTAGTTAACGAATTAGCTTCAACTAAAAAAGAAGTTAAAACTGCTTTATCAAAAGGTAATCTAACACCTAAAAAAATGGAACAGTTGTTAGAATACTATGAAGAATTAAACAACACTAACTCACAAGTTGTAAAATATTTAGACTACTTAGCTGAAAAAATCCAAGTTGTTGTTAACGAGAACAAGTCTCTTAAGTCTACTACAGAAAAGTTAGTTAAACACAATGATTATTTAGCAGAAAATCTTGAAAAAGCCATCAATTACGCTGAATATGTTGCAGAGAACTTAGACAAAAATATCGAGTATTCTGAATACTTAGCAGAAAACTTAGACAAAAACATTTCTTATTCTGAGTACATCGCTGAAAACTTAGACAAAAACATCTCTTATTCTGAATACTTAGCAGAGAACTTAGACAAAAACATTGCTTACTCTGAGTATATCGCTGAAAACTTAGACAAAAATATTGCTTATTCTGAATATATTGCTGAAAACTTAGACAAAAACATTGCTTATTCTGAATATATCGCAGAACACCTTGATAATTCAATTGCTTACTCTGAATACTTAGCAGAACACGTTGAAGGCAATATCGCTTACTCCGAGTATATCGCAGAGCATTTAGATGATAACATCGCTTATTCTGAATATATCGCTGAAAATCTTGATAAATCAATCTCTTATCAAGGTATGATTGTTGAAAAGTTAAATTCTAATAGTGAAAGACTTTTCGAAAATGGCGGAATGGCACATGAGTTTCCTTCTTTATCAGCTGTTGGTTTTGAAAACGTAGAAGAAGAAAAAGAAAAAGAAGAAGAAAAAGAGGAAGAAAAAGAATATAATGGAATTCCTTCAAAAAACAAAGAAGCTTGGAATAATAAAGAAAAAGAGGAAGAAAAAGAGGAAGAAAAAGAAAATGATTATAACGTATCCGGAAAAGACGATTCTGAATTATCAGAATCTATAAATAAACTTATTGAAGAAGCTAAAAAACGAAAAGTTTCTGAATCGACTGATTTGAACTTCTTGAAGTTCTTAAACAAGTCACAAGTAGACAGTTTCTACGCACTATCTGACGAAGAACAAGAATCTGTTAAACTTCACATAAACGAAAGAAGCTATTTCTCTCAGAAAGAAGTTCTAACTCTAATCGCAGAAGCACTGTCAACTAAAAATGAATCTCTTGAAGAAAGAGTTATCAGATTGATGCCTGAAAACATTAAGCCAATCTGGGAACAGTTAACAGACTCAAGCAAAAAATCTATCCTTTCACAGGCTAGATTGTATCCTGCTGAAGTCCTAATGACTGAATCACAAGTTGAGCATTTCTGGTCTACTAGAAATCTCAAAAAAAATGAATCTTATACGAAACAATTAGTTTCTCATGAAATGTTAATCCAAGAGGATAAAATTTCAGACGGAGAAGCTAAGGCTATCTTAGAAAGATTCAAAAACATTTAATCTAAAAGTCTCAATTGGGCTTCTATAGATAATAAAAAAAAATAAAAAAAATTATGTCACACATTAGAATAGACAAACAAAAAGCTATTAAGAAGTGGTCTCCAGTTTTGGAAAACATGGGAGTTGAAGGTGATAGAGTAGAATGGATGTCAGAATATGCTGAGTTCCACTCAATCAACGAGAATGCTTATGTAAACGCTTCTAACGTTACAGGTATGGGTGCTGTCCTTAACCCTGTAGTTGGTCTTAATAACCCAACAGGTACCATTCAAGGTGCTAACTGGACCGGAGCTGCTGGTTCGGGTGATGTAGGTCAAAACCTACTTCCAGTTGCGATGAAAATTGCAGCTCAAACAATCGGTCTTGACCTTGTTGCTGTTAAACCAACACCAGGTCCGAAAATCGACCTTCTTTTCATCGACTTCCGTTATGATGATACAAGAGATGGTAACGCAGATGAAAGACCACAAGTATTCAAATTGAATGCTACAAACATCAGTGCTATTAAATCTGCAATGTTGACTGGTAGTGGTGCTTCTATCAACCAATCAACAGGAGGTTTACAAAATGGACCATTCTATTATTCAATTAACACGACTGGTGTTACAGGATTGGGTGCTACTATTTCACAAACCCTAAACGCGACCGCATCTAAACAAGGTATCGTTGAGTTTTTAGGATTCTCAAGAATCGACGGATTCCCAATGTTTAGAGCTTTCAGACAGTTCAACACTGCTCACACTGCAGTTGGTTCTGCTGGATCTGTTTTCGCTTTCGACCAAACTAGAAACACCTTTACTTCAGTTGCTTCTATGGTTTCTCAAATTACATCAATTTGTGGTGTATCATTGAGTGGTCAAAGTCCATCAGTTGATTTAGTTTCGGCTCTTGAAGACCACATCCCTGGATTCTCTGCTAACTGGGCTCAGTATGGTTCAGGATTTAACGGACAGTATCCAATGGATAGAGGTATGGATGATGACAGCTATGCTGGAGTTATCGGTCCTAAAATTTCTTCTAAAACTGTAGCAGTTGGTACTATCGAAGTATCTTCAGCACTTAGAAGAACCGAAATCGAAGATATTAAAGCTAACACAGGTATGGATATCGTTCAAAAAATGGAATCTATTCTTGTTAACGAATTGTCTCAAACAATTTCAAAACAAATCGTTGCTAAAATCTTCGAATTAGGAACTTTGAACAGAACATCAGCTCCATTAAATGGTTCTGGTAATCCTATCTTCGACTTAGATACAACTTATGTATCTGCGGTTGGTGGTGAAACAACTCACGCGGTTCAGAGAAAACTTATCACTAAGATTGTTCACGCTTCTAACTTCATCGCTACTGAAGGTCGTGTAGGTCCTGCTCAATACCTTATCACAAATGGAGGTCTTGCTGCTGCTCTTTCTGATATCGCTGGATATACTATTAACCCTGTTAAATCAAAAATGAATGCTTCTGGTCAATTATACCCAGTAGGTTCAATCGGTGATATTTCTATCTACGTTGACCCTTATATGAGATATAACGACAACAGAATCGTTTTAGGAAGAAAGAACAATCCTGATCAACCAGGTATCATCTTCGTTCCTTACTTGATGGCACAATCAATCTCTATCATCTCTGAAGCTACATTTGCTCCAAGAATGTTATTGAGATCAAGATATGCTGTAACAGAAGTTGGTTGGTTCCCACAAAAACAGTTTATGACTATCCAAGTTACTGACGCTGGTCAGTACTTGAACTAATAGTTCTACTACTTAAAACTTACAAAAAAGACCCATTAATGGGTCTTTTTTGTTTTTAAATAATTTAATATATAATCTATGAAAAAAATAAAGAAGTTTCATAACTTTTCAAAAAACCAAGTTTTAGAAAATTTAATATCAATTCAGTTAAAAGAATTACAAAAAAATAACGTTGATATTAAACATCAAAAAATTGTAGACGAATTTAATCCAAATAACATCTATGATGTTTATTGGGGTAGAAACAAAGAATCAAATCACTTTCTAACGTCAAAATTTTGTGGCACTAATGCTAACCCAATAGGTGGTGTCTACCCCAGTGAAAAAGATATTTGGTTGCATGCCGCTGGATTTCCTGGTAGCCACGTTCTTGTTAAGGCACTAAAAGATGACATAATACCAGAGTTTGTGTTAAAAAGAGCGGCAGAAATTGCTAAGAAAAATAGTAAAGCAAAAAGTCAATCAAACACCCCAATAGTGTGGTGTTATTCTAAAAATGTTTCAACTACACCAAACCAGGAAATTTTGACAAAAATAAGAGAATTATCTAACAAATCATTAAACGATGAAGATGTTGATTTTATTGAAAGTAATAAACCCGCAACAGGCAGGGCTTTCATAGACACTATCAACAGAAATATAATCTATATTTAAATTTAATATATACTCTATGAAATTATTTAAGTTCGGACAATTTTTCGAATCAGCAACACAATCTATCGCCCCTAATGACAAAAACTTTGGCTTCGGCAAAGGGATACCACCAAGAATTGTATATTCTAAAAAATTAGAAGAAATTCTTATTACAATGGAAGAAAATAATGAATACTTAGCCTTTGAAATGATGTGGCTGGGTGAACCTACTTCTAAATATTTTAATGGACTTGGAATTTCTTACGTTGATGTGTCGACTAAACCTTTTTGCTTTTTAGTGACTGTAGAAGACAAAAAATATGATATGAAAATTGGAAAATTTTTAAGATACTACTGGCCAAGCCTATTTACCGAAGCAGATATAAGAGATTTTATCACACTGTACAATGAACTCGCATATGAAGGAGACTCTGGTGAACAAATAAAGTCTGAAAAAATTGAAGTTCCAAATTTCTCTTTTACACCAAAAGATGTTCGTAGAACATTTATATCACTTACTACAAAAACATACCCACACTTTCCAGATTGTAGACATGAAAAAGAGGTGTTGCAGTTTTTACCAAGTGATCTTAAAAGAGATGAAATTGGAAATTACTACAAGATAGTTGGTCCGAGTAATCCACAAACTATGTTTACCTGTCACTTAGATACAGCAGATAGAGAGCAAGTTGATATAAACTTACTATCTGTCAGAGGTAGAGTTAGCGAAGAAGGATATTCTTTTAGGCTTATAAAAACTGGATCTGGTGATGAAATCATACATACAGATGGTAAGTCAATACTTGGAGCAGACGACAAAGCTGGCACAACGGTTATGTTATATATGATTGCAAATAATGTCCCAGGTTTATATTACTTTTTTATAGGCGAAGAAAGAGGAGGAATTGGCTCAAATGCTCTTTCTGGTATTTTTACCAGCGTTGATTACCTACAGAATATTAAAAGATGCGTTTCTTTTGATAGAAGGAGAACTACTTCGGTTATCACACATCAATTAGGTAGACAGTGCTGTTCTAACGAGTTTGGACAAGCTCTGGCTAAAGAATTCTCAAAAGGTGGAGTCAGTTTGTCACTTGATACTACCGGAGTCTACACTGATTCGGCGTCTTTTATGGACGATATTGCCGAATGCACTAACATATCAGTTGGATATTATAACGAACACAGAAATTCTGAGATGATAAATATAACATTCTTAGAAAAGTTAGCCATAGCTTCAACCAAAGTAGATTGGGACTCATTACCTACCGTTAGAAAAGTAGGTTTTAATCAAGAGATTTTAGCTAAATATAAAGACTTAATCAGCGAAATAAAAAAGAGTAAATCGGTGCTTGAAGTAAAAGTGATTGGTGAGTTGGATAAAGTTTTTATTAGAATAGACTTAGAAGAACCAAATTTAGATTATGTATATATGGGTATTGCTAATATCCAGGATATTTTAACAAAATATAAATTGTCAGATGCTTGTTCATTCGACAAAACATACCTTAAAATAGAATTAAAATAATGAAAATTAAACAATTTAATACATTTATTAAAGAGGCTATTCGAAAAGATGACCTGAGTCACTTAAACGATGATCTACCTGCTAATAACCAAAATGACAAAGGTGGGTATGATTATGAAGACGATTCTACAAAAGATTATGGTTACTACGATGATTGGTATGATGAGAGCGATTTTGAGAAATTAGGTAAATCTTCCAATCCTAAGTTTAATTCAGATAACGATTACGACGATTACTCAGATTACGAAGAAGATGACAAAGACGATTTAGAAAACCTACACTCACTACTTAGACAAATGTTTAGAAACGCCGGATTAAAAGACGTCAGAGTGACATCAAAAAAACACGAAGAAATTATTATAGAATGCCATTTGCCAAAAACGACAACGCTTAAAGCCGTTATTTCGGCTTTAGATGTGGCTAACAAACTTAAAAAAGATGTTCTATCTGAATACGAGTGTGATTTTGATATTTGGCAAAGTGCTTCTACCGGGGTTCTTGTTTTTGAATTCTATATAGGTGATGAAAGCAATTCTAGCAGACTTCCTTTTTAACAACTTTTTTTGGTTTGTAATATATGATATATAAATTGAAACACATTTGGGGATGTCATAGAATAGATTCGTAGTGTGGTGGTTTTTATGCAAGTGTCGGCTTGTTAAATATCCGACTAATAAATTAGATAACACTGTCGTAAATGGCAACACAAATCAAGTAGGAACTCGTGAAGATTTAGTAGCGGCCCTACAAAACAACCTGCTCAAAGTAGAAGAGCTACAATTTGCTTAATTGTAAAAAATCTACAACTGAACCAGACAGTAAATTTGGAACCGGTTTTTGTTAGTTTTTAGAAGTTTTTTCAAAAAAACCATCTATTTTGCCACTTTAGAAAAAGTGACTAAGCTTGTGAACGAATAGTTATTATCAACTAAAGAAGACACGTTGGGCAGTGCAACGTCATCTCCACCAATTGAAAAGTCCACTTAGAGTGGACTTTTACTTTTTACAATATATAATCTATATGTCAAAGATAACGAAATTTCAAGGTCGATATTACTTTCTTTCTAATTTCTACCCGTGTAAAATAGAACACCAAGGAATCATTTACCCATCTGTAGAGCACTTCTATGTTGCCCTAAAAGTAAACACCCTGCAATTTATAGATGGAAAATACTACACTGCTCCGGATTTACGAGAACTTATTTCAAAAATTCCACTAGCCCAAGATGTTAAAAAAATAGGACAAAGAGTCAAACTCCGAACAGATTGGGGTGAAAAAAAATTAGATTTTATGAATTTAGCAATAACACAAAAGTTCTCTGATGAATCTTTAGCCCAACAACTAATTGACACTGGTGGTTTTGAACTAGTCGAAGAAAACTGGTGGCATGATAATTTTTGGGGAAATTGTAATTGCCTAAAATGCGGCAACAGTGGTGAGAATAATTTAGGTAAAATTTTAATGAAAGTTAGATTAGAACTGATTAAAAAAACAAGACCCTCACTAGAAGACCAGTTGTAGCAAATTGTGGTCTACTCAAAAAAAGAAACAATATTAATTTTTAGAATATAAAATAAACCTTAACTAAATTTAAATAAAATGTGCGCTGTTATTTCTTATTTTGGAGGAAAGAGTTCTTCCGTTTTTATTGACTTCATTAACAAAAAAATACCCAAAATAGGTGTCAAAAATTCCCTCGAGCCGTTTTCGGGTTCTTTTGCTACCTACATGGACGATGATACATTAAATTTTGAAAATGTGGTTTATAACGATAAAAATAGACACCAAGTCAATCTAATGAAGTGTTGCGCTGAACCGGAAAAGTTTTTATATGTTCTGGAAAAATTGAAACAAACAATTCTTAATACAACCGAAACGGATCCCCAAAAAAAATGGGATTTCTATAAATCTATCTATAGAAAGTATGTAGACAATGATTTTTTAGACAACAATGACTTTGAAATGGGTGACTTTAAAAGAGCTGCAATTTACGCATTTCTTATCACTTCAAGTTTTTCCAGTGTCTATCCACGAGGCGGTGGATTTACTGGGTATAAAAAAGATACGGATAAACTTAAATTAGAATCTTTAATATCTAAATTAAAGAAAAATAAATATACACAGAAACTACAATCTATCACCGAGTTCAACAATATTGATTTTCAAGAACTAATCTTAAAATGGGATAGCCCAGAAACTTACATTTATTTAGACCCTCCTTATGCTAGATTTGACGAATCAAAGGGCGAAGACGATGCTAAGAGGCTTTTCTGGTATGGGTCTGATGCAGAAGGTGTATTTGGACCTGCCTCACACAGAAGACTTTTAGAATTGATTAAAGGTATTGAAAGTAGATGGTCATTATCATACTATTATTTCCCACTCTTAGAAGAGTTATTACCGAAAGATAAATATCTTTGGTTTGAAAAGGAAGTTAATAGAAGTTCCGCAAACGGTGGGAATAATCATGAGTCAAAAGGCAAAGCCGAAAAAGGAGTCGAACTACTGATTCTAAATTATGATCCAGTAACTGGTGAAAGAATATAATATATAAAATAAAAAAATAATTATGAAAATCAATAGTGACGTTATTTCAGGAAACGTAATTAGAGACACCGAAGTCTATGTTGTAGAAGACAACAGATTCTTAAATAACCTTTGTGTATCAAAAACAATTTTACACCCAAATAAAGAAACTTCTGGGCATTCACACCCTGGATTAGAAGAAGTTTATTTCTTTAAAAGTGGTACGGGTATAATGCAGTTAGACGACCAAAGAATAGATGTCAAATCTGATGACATTATTTTGATCCCTGACGGGGCCTTTCATAAAGTTTTTAATACCGGAAACTCTGATTTAGTTTTTGTTTGTGTTTTCCAATCTTACGAAAGGACTAATTAATTATGCAATTTACTGACCACTTAGATAAAATAAAAGAACTTGGATTCACTATTGAGATAATCTGGAATACCGCTGTAATAATTTCCTATGAGAATCCGTCTTGGGGCTCGTCTACATCGAATCAATTTGGTTTCAAAGTTCTTTATTGTAGTTATTTATTTAGAGATGACTTCACATTTGAAGAATTAATCGAGTGTTGTTGCGATTTCTTTTATAGTTGGTACAATAAAAATTTAGCCACACTCAATCAATACGAAACACTTCAAGTTGATGATATTTACGAAAAGTTGATAGATTCAATTTTAGGAGATATTACTAAACAGGTTTACAGAGACAATTCAATAGATCTAATATTTGAATAAGACTAGCCCCACTTTTCAATACTCTTTCTAAACCTTTCGATATGGGAGCTTAAAGTATCAAACTTTTGCATAAAATCTTTGTCAAAGTTGTAAAGGTCCTCGGTAGTCAATTTCATCATCTCATCATCTCTTTGATCGGAATTTTTTGCTTTTGTTTTCCAAATTTCGATTAACTTCTTTGGATCATATTTGTTTTTTGGGTGAGCCGAGAATAAAAATCTGGGTAAGTCTTCCATCATTATTCTATGACAGGTCACTATTTGAGCAGCGTTATAGGGTTGGATGCTATATTCCAGTCGTAATTTTTTTAATTCTCTATAAATAATCTCATGTTTTACTTTTATAAAGTGATTTCCTTTCTTTTTTATATCCTGTTGAAAGTCTAATTCTTTAATATACTTATCAAAAAAAAGTATTCTAATCTCAAGTGGTATAAAGTTGAAATTTACACATGTAAAAAGAATATTCGATTCATAAAGTTTCTGTTCGGTTATAAATACAGGTGAGTATCTTATCCAATTAGAATCATCTTTGTAATGTAGAAAATAAAATTTTCCCGGTATCATCAGTCTTACGGGAATTGCTTTTATTTGTTCAGTTGATTTGGTGTAAGATTTATAAAAATCTATTGAGTTTTCTTTGAAATAACTTACCGGGTCGTTAGAACTAACCAATTTATTTAGTTTAAATCTATCATATAATTCACCCATTTACTCAGAGATTGTTTTATTTATATATAAATTATGATAAACGCTAAACCCAACAACTCAAACTATAACCAGGGCAATTATATTCCAAAGTTTAAAGAAAAAGTGCTGAAATTAAATTCACTTGGAGGCGTATTTTTTCGAAGCAGTTGGGAGAAAAAGATAATGACTTGGTTAGACCACAATGATAAAATATCTATTTGGGGCGCGGAATGTTTGAAAATTCCATACCAGATGACACACTTTGATAAAGGTGATACTAAAATAAAAGAACACTCGTACTATCCTGACTTTTATTATGAAATGAAAATTAATGAGACTCTAACAAAAAAGGTAGTAGTTGAAGTCAAACCTCAAAAAGAATATAACATGGTGTTAGCCCTAAATGAAGGCAGATTGGAAATTCCTGAAAACAGGGGAAAGAAACTCAAAAACTTTGAATACGATCTAAAAATGGCTTATAAAAATAAACAAAAATGGGACACTATGATTTCTTGGTGTCAAAAAAAGGGATTTGAGTTTATAATAATTACAGAAGATCACTTAAAAAAATTTAACCTATAAGTTAAACAACAACAAACTAAGTAGAACGATGTTTACCACAGGAACAATACGGTGATATCGTGAATACAATGATTTATTTGTATAATATAAAGGAAATCTTAAAATAATCAAAAAAGATAGCACTAAATAGATATTAGAAACTTGTAAAAATATACCAATTAAGAGCCAGATTATAAAAAGAGGCTTAAGGCTATAATAAACTAAATCTAATTTTTTATTGAAATCCCTGACTCTAATCGGTTCATCTAGTCTTTTATAATGGTAGATATAGTAAGAATTAGAGAAAATGAAAATTAGTGAAATAAGATTAAACATTATCATAAACTTCGATTCTTTTTAAACTTAATGAATTATTAAATTCAACTTCTGAGAGTCTTATATCGGATTTTCTTTTTAATATTTGATAAATTGAATTGTCAACATAAACAATTTCTTGCTTACCGACCGGTCGCTCTGTGGTATTTCTTTCTAAGTTTTGTAAAAAATTATTTCTAGAACTTAATGAAATATGCAAAGAACAACCATCGGATTGAATAGAATTATCAATTAGCCAAATTTCCCAAAGTTGAATATAGACTTCTTTCATTAAAGTATTTGAAACTTCTATATTATTAATTTAAAACTTTGTTGAATAAAAAAATAAAAAAAATAAAAAAATGAAAATTAAACTAGAATATATCTGGCTTGATGGGAATGAACCACAGAATTTAAGAAGTAAGACCAAAATTGTCGAATCAGATGGATTGGATAATAATATTGAACTATACCAAATGTGGTCTTTCGACGGAAGCTCCACAAACCAAGCAAAAGCAGGTCGTGGTGAAAATACAGACTGTTTACTTAAACCTGTTTTTGTAGTAAGAGATCCGCTAAGAAGTGTATATGATAAACTGGTACTTTGTGAAGTTTTGAATCCTGATGGAACTCCACACATTTCAAACAAAAGACACATGCTTTCAGAGACACTGCTAGAATTTAATATAAATGACAATGTTGAAAAAAATGATTCTCCTTGGTTTGGCTGGGAACAGGAATACACATTAACTCATAAACCAAAAAGTCCATTTTCAGATGGTGTAGGTCTGCCTTTAGGATTTACAACAGATGAGCCATCAGAAATGCCAAGACCACAAGGTGATTACTACTGTGGAATAGGAGCCGATACAGTTATTGGAAGAGAGATTGTTGAAAATCACATGAATATGTGTCTAGAAATTGGTCTGGAAATTTCTGGAATAAATGCCGAAGTTCTTCTTGGGCAATGGGAATATCAAATCGGACCAGTTACTCCAATTAACGGTTCTGATCAACTCTGGATATCTCGTTATATCTTACAGAGAGTGGCCGAGAGATATAATACAAACGTATCATTACACCCTAAGCCTATTAAAGGTGACTGGAACGGCACCGGTTGTCATGTAAATTTCTCTACTCCATCAATGAGAGAAAATGGCGGATTTGAAATTATCAAAGAGACTATGTCTAAATTAGAATCAAACCATATCAATCACATAGAAGTCTATGGCCTTTTTAATGAAGAGAGACTAACAGGTGAACACGAAACGTCTGGTATACATGAATTTAGTTTTGGATATAGCACACGAGACACATCAATTCGCATACCCGCTCAATCTGTGATTGATGGAAAAGGATATTTTGAAGACAGAAGACCCGCTTCAAACTGCGACCCATACTTAGTCACTGAGCGTATGATTAGAACTGTTTTTACAGATATTTAAATATTCTTTTTAGACTTCTCTATATCAATTATTTCTTCAACATCTTTTTCTAAGTGTTGTTGTTGTTTTTCAATTAACTCTGTTAATTCCTCAATTTTTTTGGTCATTTTGTACATATCGCTCATCATTTTATCTGATTTTTCACCAGATTTTCGAGCTGTGTATCCGAGCACTGGTAGAGCTAAACCTTGAAATACTACTGAGCAAAGATAAGATGCCCACGCTACTACTGTTGTTGGTTGAGTGTAAAAAAGTGGAACAGCAACAAGAAAACTAATCACATAAAAAGTTAACATAATTGATAGAACATAAGAAAGTCTATCTGCTAGATAATCGTTGAAATTGGATATAATTTTTTTTATTTTTTTCATAGTGGTTTTTTCTTATATATTAAATAAAAAAACCTAATCAATTTTTTGATTAGGTTCGATTAGGTTGTTTTTTTTTTTATCAGATTGAGTGTAGACCTTGTCCTTCATTAGATCCTTCAATAGAGAGCAGTTTTATTTGATTATCGCTGTCTCCTTTTTTGGAGTATATTTGGTTAAATCCCTTGGCCAAGCCGCGTTTAAATATCTCCGTGAAGTAGGCAAATGCGTTAGTCGATTTTTCTTCATTGAAATTATACCAGTTTTGAAACATATCTAACAGACCCGATTGATAACAATCTAATTTGTCGTCATTTGACCAGTATCTCATTTTTTTAACAGTTTTCTTTGCTAAGAGTTCTAGCATTTTTTCTGCGTTTCTTGTTAATTTTCCTTGTGCTTTAGACACGATAATCTCTACGAAGAGATCTTTATTATTTAGATAAATGGCTTTAGGATTATTTTTTTGAATAAAAAATCAGAAAAGTATTTTTTATTTAGTTTGGAATTTTGAATTAGTTTTAATTTTCTTACTGTATGAATCATATTAAATCTAACTTTTTTTTCATGTTATATACTTATTCATCAAAAAAGTTTATTAAAATAAAAAACCCTCTTAAAAAGAGGGTTTCAAAATTTATTTCAAATAATTAAAGTTTAATTCTTTCGTTGTATTGTAATTCTTTTACTCCGTTCAATTCGGATTCAAGAACCGTTTTTCTTTTTTCTAAGTTTTTAAGTGCTGTTGTTAATACTTCAGACTCTCCGATTAGTTTGATTGAACTTTTGACTTTCTCAATATTGAATTTAACATCTTCTAATTTTAGTGTTACTTCTCTTTCTTTATCTTCAAGTTTTCTCTTAACAACTAATTCTTTTGAAAGTTTGTCTTCAAAGAAATATGTTAAATCATAATTTAATTCATTCTTTATTTCATTAACAAGTTCTAATGCAGATTCATATTTAAAGAAGGAGTTTCCGTATCTTTCGTCGCATCTATAAAGATAGACATTATTTTTATAGTTAAAAGCAAAGCATTCCAAATAAGGATTTATCAAATTTGTTACTCTTTTAACTACGTCTAATTCAACGAATTTATCTAAGTTTTCAGATACTGTTTGTAACATTGGATAAAAGTTTTTGTTTACAATCGGCACAATAGGAGAAGAAAATAAAGATTCTAAAGTAGTTTCTTCGTTTAATTCATCATCGTTTACAAAAAGTAAACCTTTCTTTGAAACAGACATCCCAAGTGTTAGATATTCGGATATTCTAAAATTAATTCTATCCTCAACAATTGTAGCATAGTTCATAGCTGTTTGTAGAGTTCTTAAAGTAGTCAATTCCTCTTCGTTTTTAACATTATTTTCTAAAAGAGTCTTTTCAATTGAATTTTCTGTCAAAAGAAACCAAGAATCTTTGATTAGAGCGATGTGTCCATCTTCTACTGTTTCAACAATTGTGTAAACGGATTCAGATTTGCCTCCACTCAAAAGATTTGCTCTTTTTTCAGGTGATTTTGTTAAATTGTGAACAAATAATTTAATTTCCGGAACCCAATCATATACAGAAAGTTCATTTAATATTTTTGAAAGTCTATCTTGGTCAGAATCTAAATTAATTGTTTGTAAAATGACATTAATTGGCTGTCTGTAAAGCTCACCTTGATTTTTTGAATTAAGTACATTATATAAGTTTTTTAACTCATATAATAGCTCATAATTAGACATATCATCGTTTAGAGATTCGAGTAGAGACTTTACTGACTTGTCATAAGTATAAGGCTTTAATCTTTCGTTTAATGACATAACGATGTTTTTTTCTGAATGCGTGTCACATGCATTCATATGCCCTTCGACAATTTGACAAATTTCTTCTTGGTCTAAGGTTAGACTCCTTTTGAAATTGAACAATTCTAATTTAAGATTCTTCATATTTTTTTAAAATATTTTTTAGTTTAATACTCTATATATTATTAATTAAAAGTCAATTTTTTCTTTTTTCCTGCTGGTAAACTTATGAATTTGGATTTGTTGGTCGGTTCGAGCCTCCTTTTGGAGGAGATGGATTACTACCAGCATTGATATTATTCAACCTAGCATTTTTTTCTCTGGCTTGTAGAATATTATTGAACCACTTTGTTCTTTTAGGTGCTATCATGAAATAATCAGGATCATTAAAAAGACTCGGATTTTGTTTCTTTTTTGGAAATTCTTCTGGAAAAACTGGGGGTATGTTAACATTTGCACCCGTGGCTCCTGTAATTGGTGGAAATGGTGGCTGAACAAACGGGGGCTGAAGTGAACCATCGTTTATTGGATATTGACCAACTGGGAAAAAAGCCGGTGGCTCACCATTTGTTCCTTCAAACGTAGATCCATCACCATATGTTCTTGTGTAACCCTCTGAGTTGATTCTGTCTTTTCTCATTGCTGGGTAGTAAGTGTGTACTTCAAAAGAAACTTTAAGTGTTATTGAATTATCCGACGTCAGATTTTTCTCGCGAGATATCTGAATAGTATTTGTATCCGGCATCAGTATCATGGCGTCTATATTCATAAAATTGTATTCAAAATACATATATTTATACATCCAAAGTGTGTCCATGATAGCTTGAGAACATTTGAAAGTGTCTACTTCAGACGACAATAACACAGTTAAGTCGTAATTTACAGTTATAGGAATACTTCTAACTCTGGCTAAAATTTTTCTAATTTCGATTTCGTTTTCCACTACCATTCTTAGCCAGACATTCGGATTTGCAAATTCATCTGATCTTATATTAAATCCTGTCATCGTCAAATGGCCTCTTGGAATAATATCAGTGTTTAATTCAACAAAACGATTTTCAGATACAATATCATCGCTAAATGAGTCTAGTAAAAACCTCTCATCACCTGTCAAAGAGTAGTAAAAAGGCACGTTCACATTTACATCACCTGAGCTGAATCGATTCACCCATTTTATTTGACCTTCAAAAGTGTCCAATACACAAACAGTAAGGTCTCTAAAAAAAACATCTTCAAAATTAAACCTTTCACCAATCATTGAACTATATATAATTTCAGAGGTCTTCTAAATTTAACTTTTGTAATTTATTTGTATATAAACATTATGAGTTCAGTAAACCAGTTACTTTTATGGGAAAAATGGCGACCAAAAACGTTAGACGATATGGTTTTGTTGCCAAGAATTCGTGAGTATTTCACAAACGGCGTGCCGAATAATTTTATATTTTATGGCCACTATGGTACTGGTAAAACGACTTTAGCTCGAATTCTTATTGGTAAGTATGATAAAAGTAAACCACATCTTGAGTTAAATTCTTCACTATTTACATCAATAGATGTTTTAAGAAATAAAATTGACGATTTTTGCAAGTTCTCTTCTATTATGGACGCTGAATCAGATATGAAATATGTTTTTTTAGATGAGTTTGAAAGAGTATCCGCTCAGTTTCAAGATGCCTTTAAGGCCTTCATCGAGAAATACAATAAAAATGTTCGATTTATAATAACTACTAATCACATTCATAAGATTTCCGATGGTATAAAGTCCAGAATTCCTCAGATTAATTTTGATTGTCTCAATGTCGAAGAAGAAAAATATATTCAACAACAAATTTTTTTAAGAATAAGAGATGTTATACTACTAGATGAAAATAAAACTTTACCAAAACAGGACATTGTCAATATTGTTAAAAAAAACTTCCCAGATTTAAGAAAAACATTAGTTCACTTACAGGATTTCTTGACAACTGGGCACCAAGATTCTTTGGGCACCAGCGTGTCAAACCGATTAAAAGAAGAGTTATTCTCGGCCATATTCGACAATCAAAACGATTACGAAAAAATATACCATTTTGTTAACTCAAAATTTGGACCAGAAAAAATTGACGATATGTTAAATATTTTAGGAAAGCCTTTTATAGACCATGCTATTGAAAGAGGTGTCAAAATAGATAAACTATTCCAGTGTAATTTTATTGTCTCTGAATATCATCCAAAAATCGAAACTTCATTAGACCCAATAGTTCTGGCGATGAGTGTAATAGGAAAACTCCGAGAAGCAGTATCTGAGAGTTAGTATATTTATATATAACTTAATGGAATCAAGTTTTATAGATTTTTATATTAGATACAAAGGTCATCCTAAATTTCGAAACACTGAAATAATCGAAGATGATGTGGTGAGAGTTATCATACAGAAATGGGAAATGATTATATTCACTAATAAAGGTGACGTATTGGCTAATCCTGAATTAGGTTCCGATTTAGTAGAGTTGCTACATGAGACCAGATTATCCGCCGATGCAATACAATCAGATTTAATTCAGCAGATACGCAAGTTCATACCAGAAATAAATGATATAGAATATTCGGTAGTAGTTGACTTTTTTGAACATCCAGAAAAACATGAAGAATATATGACAATAGACTTTACAATCGCTGGATACGAGGTCAGTGCGGTGATAACATAATTTTTAATTAAAAGGGTTAGCAAAATAAACAAAAACTAATTTACAACCTCTTTGTAGTAAGATAAAAAGAGATATTAAAATTGATTTTATATATAGTTAATGGTTTGTATTAAAAAATTCGAAAAGTTTCAAAATGAATCTATATTAGTAATTGTAGATGTTCAAAAGTCATTTAAGAAGTTCTTTAGTGAAATGTATTTAAATGAGTTGAAAAAGTATTGTAATAACTTTACTGATGTTTATCAAATATTTGATAATCATGTCCATGGTAAGAATCCGGATAAAGATTATCTATATGACCATAATCCAGATGTCCCAGATCATAATGATATTTATAATTTCCCAAATCAAAAGGATATTATTGAAAAAAGATATAACTATGATGTTGATGTTGAATTTTATAAAAAGATTCTAAGTAAAGAAGTTTATCAACAGATTAAGTCTCAAGAAAAGACTCTAAGTAAAGGTCAGTATTTTCCAACAGAAGAAGGTACTATTATAGTATTCATTGGAAACAATCATCAGTGGTTTCAATGTCCCGTTAAATTGTATAACTTACTTCAAAAGTTAAAAGGTAAAGAAGTTACTATCGTAGGTGGTGCTGACTCCGAGTGCCTAGAAGATATTATTACAACAGCTGAATCTTTGGGTGTTAATATTAAAAGGGATTGGAAATATATCTACTCAGCTAGTCATTGCCCTATTAGCTAAACTTACCTATTTGTGCATAAACATCATAGTCAGCATCAACCACTAAAAGCGTTTTTTCTTTGTGATTTTCGTCTTTGCCAACTTCATATCTTTTGTTCTAATTTGTTGAACATAGACAAATGCTCTTCTGATCTGTCTATGTTTATCAATTCTAGTGGAAACGACTTAATTTTTTTACCCACTGATGAATCTATAATAACTCGGCCAAATAAATTAGAACCCGAAATGTATATTGAATCAAGTATACACATTTTGCCATCAAAATCTTGACTTATTGCCACTGGAATTAGAGGTTTTCTAATACCGACTTTTGTGAAATCTAGAAGATTTATTTCTCTACTGTTAAAACTAAATCTACCACCTAGTTTGGTCCAGATTTGGTATAAATTACATTCACCTCTGCGTCCGTCGTTAACAAATTCTAAGGCGTCGACAAAGGCCTCAAATAACTTAAGTCTTTTCATACTTAAGTATATATTATTCTTATATTTAAATAATTTAGTTATTATATAAAATATCAATCACTTCTCTATCAATAGGTGCATATTCTGTGTTACTATTTGAATTTTGATAGAAAATGCTTTCTGGATATTTTTCTGAATCATTAAAAAATCCTAATGATTGTGTAAGTTCTTCTCGTAAAATACTTTTTTGTGAAATTGTATCATCACCGGACCCAACCATTTCAACATACATTACAGATCCAGACGAAGGATAAACTTCAAAATATCCCCAATTTCCTCTTAGATTTTCTTCTTGAATTTGTGGATATAAAGTTTTGAACCCTTCTTTTGAGCCTAAGAAAATAAATGTGTTTGCTTCACTACGATTTTTTACAATCTTGATTTCAATCGTATTAATAATTTCATTGAGGTCTTTCACAATTTTATCTAATTCATCCATCATGTATTGAGGACAAGATCCATGAACATAGATTTTAACGTCTCTTTTCCATTTGAACGCTTTATTTACACCACCGTATTCATCACGAAGACATATTTCTTTATAGTAATCCAATGCTTCTTGTGAATGATGGCTGTCTATTGACACTAAATCTGTTGACGTTGATTCGGTTTCTGATGGTCTTTTAGAAAAGTAGAAAGCGATTAATATGATTGATGTCAAAGCCAACCAGTTGATTATTTTTTTCATATCTTTTTATTATTTATAATGATATTATTAAAAATCAACTAGTTTATATTAAACTTTAACTCGTTGGGTTCAAATATTACTCAGCTGGAAGTTCTTCGGTTCCTTCTTCTTTAGACTGACCTTCTTCTTCTTTAGACTGACCTTCTTCTTTAGACTGACCTTCTTCTTTAGACTGACCTTCTTCTTCTTTAGACTGACCTTCTTCGGCATTTGGCTCTTCGAATTCTTTGTCTTCTGGCTTCACCTGTGATTGAGATTGGCTTTGAGCTTGACCTTGAGCTGGCTCTTCAGTCTTTTCAGGAGCCTCTTCAGTTTCAGGAGCCTCTTCAGTCTTTTCAGTAGCCTCTTCAGTTTCAGGAGCCTCTTCAGTTGATTGAATTTGAACTTGGTCTTGCGACCCTCCCATTAAAATGTTCGATGGTATTTTTTCAATATCCAGATTGTTTAAGTTAATATACTTAATGATTTCTTCTGCGATATCGACATCTCCGAAAAATTGTCTCAGGTTTTTTCCGGTTGTATCTTTTACCTTTTTAACATAAGCGTTAATCAAAGACTGTGGTATATCAACCATAGTCTTAACTTTGTAAATATCGTTAACTTGAAGAACGGATTCTTTAATAATCTCCTCTCTGTTTTTTTTGATACGATAACTTTCAAATGTTCTAATGTGTTTCATTTTCTATTTGTAATTTTTTTTTATGTTTTATATATTAAATAAAAAAACCAATTTTATTTCAATGCAAAAAACAGAAAAGTAGTAGCTAAAACTCCAAGTATACCAGCCCCATAGGCTATATTTCTTTTCCTTTTAACGGTTTTTAGTTCATCTTTAAGTGTCAAGATTTGATCCTCTTTTAGTTTTATTTGAGAATCACAGTCGGCATTATTTGTTTCGCAATTGGAAATCTGTTGTTTTAAATTTTCAATTTGAGAATTTTTATCCACTATTTGACTCTTTAACAGATCGGAACCTGAGTTAAGTAGTTTATTTTGGTTTTCAAGTTCATTAATGACTTTGATATATTTTAGGTTCAAACTATCACATTCTGTTCCTGCTTTTTCTAATAATTTGATAATTTCTAGGTTATTGTCTATTTTCTGAGCCTGTTCATAAGAAAAAATAACAATTTTTTTCCCAGTGGAGTCGGTCGATAATTTTGGGTAACCGTTTTGGCTAAAAGAGACAAAACTAATAAGTATTAAAACTATTGTAAATATCTTTCTCATATTATTTTAATTTTTCTTTTAATGATTCAATTAGATTATCCCCTTCCCTATTAATTGGATTTTTCTTTAAGTCTTCAACTCTTTTTCTAGTCTTTGTTAATTCAGTTTTCATATCACTGAGATCTTTTTTAGATTGAGACAAATCGATTTTAGCTTGAGATAGTTGATATTCTATTGATTGTATTTTTGAATCCCTTTGGTCAATTTTATTTTGATAATCATTGAAATTATCTTTTAACATGATATTTACTTGATCCAATGAATCTCTACTTTTTTGGAGATTTTTATATTCCGTTTTGAGCCTTTTAAGTTCTCTTTTAGAAGCCGAATCACTACCTTTGAGATACCACATTGAAAAGAAAACAATGCAAAACAGAAGTAATAATAAAATTAAACCGGTCTTTAAATCAATTTTTACAGACATAAAACTTTCTTTTTTTATTATATATAGAAAAAAGATTCTCTTTTTAAATAAAAATTTATATGAACTATAGACGACTGGTTTCTTTTGATTTCGATGATACTCTTTGCCTTACTCCAACGGAAGAAAGTGGGCGAAGAATATGGAGAGAAAAAATGATTACTCGATACCCGAATAATCCAGAAAAGTGGAACTGGCCATACACCGGTTGGTGGTCTAAGCCTGAAAGCCTGGATTTATCGGTGTTTGATATACCGGTAAATGAATGGGTTTATCAGAAATATCTAGAGGAAGTTTCAAAAGATTCTACTTATCTAATTATGGCGACTGGTAGAATTGAACCCTTAAGAAAACAAGTTCAGTTAATTTTAGACAGTCATAATTTGTCTTTTGATGAAATTTATCTTAACTTTGGGACAGATACGTTTTTATTTAAAACACGCCTTTTTGAAAACCTAATAGAAAGGATTAAACCCGAAATATTTGTGATGTATGACGATAGAGAGGCACATTTGCCCAGGTTTGAAGAGTGGGCTTTATCTCAAAATTGCCAAGTTACTATTGTTGACGTGGTCTCTAAAATAACTAAAACTTTTAATAACTAAAATATATAAAAAAAAACATGGAAACGATCACAAAAAAGAAATCACAGAGTAAAGTAGACGAGATACTCTCTAAGCCTTATCGATTGGTTTTACACAATGATGACTACAATACCTTTGACCATGTTATTAATTGTCTGGTAAAACACTGTGGACACGAATATGAACAGGCTAATCAATGTGCTCATATTGTACATTTTAAAGGTAAGTGCGACGTAAAATATGGAGACTTTGATACAATTTCAGAAATGAAGTCTAAATTAAGAAATAGTGGTCTTTCTGCGACTATGGAAGCTAATTCTTAATCCCTTTTAAACCAGTTATTTATATTTGGGTTACTCATAGATTTTTTTAATCTAATTGCATTTTTAGTCTCTATAAATGTTGAATAATCAACGCCTTCTACAAAGTCAATTTTTTTTAGAATTTCATTAATGTGGTCTAATTTTTCTCTATCTAAATTTTTTGATGCCCATTCATCCACGATTTCTCTAAACTCTGGTTTTTTGAACACCGAAGTTGAGTTGACTATCGTCATAACACAATCATCATGACCGTGATCTGCTGCATATCTTGTATTTCCAGCAGTGGTTGTGTGCTTGACAAAAGTTGTTATTTCTCTAATAGTGTCTTCGTTGTTTATATAAAATGATTTTGACAACATAAGGTCCTGATAGTCTTTGACTAAAATATTTTTATTCTCACCGACTTTGAGACCTACTTTTTCTTCATTTGAATCAATTCTGTGTTTATATCTCATAAAAATTGAGGAACCGTAATCATTATTTCCTTCAAAGACGTGGGGCATTTCTGCAAGCAGCGTATTGCCATAGTTGTTTAACTCTAAAACAATTTTGACATTTTCTGGATTAAAAAATTCGAAGGCTAGTAGATAAAGAAGTTCTGCTACTTGTTTTATTGAAATAATATTGCTTCGATAAATTCCAATTTGTTCTAATCTAAAAAAATCAACAATCGATTCGTATTTAGCCTTTTGAAGTTCTATTAAATCCGTTGGTTTTACGCCAACTTTGAAAATGTTAATTACGGAGTAATCTTGACCTAGACCTTCGGCTAAGTCAACAGATATTACAATTTTGTAATCCTTTCTTTTTATTGGTAAATAAATTTCTTCATCATCTATCCATTTTAAGTCTGAATAATCAAACTTAATCCTCTCAAATTCAGCAATCTCCTCAAAAATATAATTTTTCTTACTCCTCAATAGCTCATCGATAATGGATTCATTTAATAAGGATTTAGATTCGTTTATAAACCTTAGACCATATTCCTGATTAAAGGCGTCTTCGCCTCCAATATCCTTGATAGCTTCTTCTTTCCAGGTAGTGACTTCTGAAATTAACCTAATTGAAATTTCTCTGTTCTCGGTCTTTATCATAGTTGATTTTACTTCGTCATCAGAGCAGTGCTCATTATTATAAACACAAATGATGTCTTTTTGTAAATCAGAATTCCAAATCATTTCTACTTTTGTTCGCATTTCAAATTTTTCCCTACATTGTTCTAACACATCTTCTTTCGTTAACTTGTTATCCCATAGTTTATGTGAATTTAATCTAATGTAGGTAACGAATCTTCCAGGAACTTGGTACCAATAAACCCGCATTGGTTTATAGTTGTTTTTTTGCGGATCACCTTCTGGTCTTTCAGCATCTGTAAGTAGCCTGTGAAATAGATTCATTCCATTTGGAGTTGATGTTATAATTATTTTTGAGTTCTGAACCGCCGCTGTAGTTGGAAAAGCCGCCGTGTAGTATGGTTCAATGATATTTGATGGAATATGGGCAAACTCATCTAAATAGAGCACATCAATAGTAAAACCAATCGCTGGTGTTTTTGTTCTAGCTGAAGTTTTGATACGACAACCGTTTTCAAAAGTTAAAGATTTTTGATTCCAAGTTTTGACACCGGGTTTTAGAAAAAATGGCAGTAGTGAATAAATTGATTTTACTTTATCAACAATCTCGACAGCTGTGTCACCTTTGTTTGCAACTATCATAATGTTTTTGTCATTATCAAATAGTATTTTATGTAACATGAAAATTGCCGATGAGATTGTATTGTGTGAAAGTATGCCATTTGTGTAAAATCTGTGGTTTTGATGATTAACGGTTGCGTCAAACATAGATGATTTAAAGTTATCCTGCTTTAAAGATATTACTCTTTGTAATCCTGACTCTGTTTGTATTATGTCATTCACCACCAAATCTTTTACAAATACTTCATTATAGTCCTTATCAAAGACTATATGATTATCAGCACATGATAATTCATAACCATCTGTTTTAAGAACATAGTGCCTATATGGTTGGGTTATATGCAAATCTGTTAATTTTTCATATCCTGCATCAGTTCTAACTTTAAACCCGAAAACATTAATAGAATTTAGTATTTTTTTATTGATGTCATTTTCGTCTAGTGACGAATTTCTCAGTTCTACTCTTTCAATAAAAGTTATTAAAAACTTTATTATCCTTATTAAAACAGATTTAATCATATTTTATATATAGATTATGCTATCTTCTGAATACGCAACTATATATGTAAATAACTACAATCAAAAGAAAATAATAAACCAATTCGGTGATAAATTGAGTGTCAAATCGAATCAAGAATTAAAAATACCTGTTAATATGCTACCAAATGGATCAGGATATAAAGTAAAACCTATATGTGATTTCTGTAAAAGTGTGTATGATACTGAATGGAGAAAATATTTAAAGATAGAAAATGATGGACAAAAACACTGTTGTAATTCAATAGATTGTATTAATTTAAAAAGAAAAGAAACTAATATTGAAAAGTGGGGAGTTGATAATCCAATGAAGTCTAAAAAGGTTAAAAAGATATTAGAAAATAAAATTTTAGAAAAGTGGGGAGTTGAGCACTATTCCAAAACTGATGAGTTTAAGGAAAAAATTAAACAAACTACATTAGAAAAGTGGGGAGTCGATCATTATTCAAAAACCGGAGAATTTAAAACCAAGTTTAAAGAAAAAAGTTTAAGTAAATGGGGAGTAGATAATCCGTCAAAATCTGATGTTATTAAAGAAAAGATTAAAGAAGTCTCATTATATAAGTGGGGAGTTGATAATTATTCTAAAACTGAAGAATTCAAAGATAAAATTAAACAAACATCAATATATAAATGGGGAGTAGATAGCTATTCTAAAACTGAAGAATGTAAAGAAAGGGTAAGTTTAGATAATATAAAAAAGTGGGGAGTTGATAATTATAATAAATCAAACTTGAGTAAATTTGGTAAAAAAATATTTTCTGAGAATTTCATAACTTATTTAAAAAATAAAACATCATTATACAAATGTGAAAAAGGCCATCAATTCGAAATATCATCTGATAATTATTTGAAAAGAAAGGAAATTAATCTACCACTTTGTACTGTTTGTAATCCAATAAGCGATTCTCAATCAATTAAGGAAAATGGACTTTATGAGTATATAAAATCAATCTATAAGGGGGAAATTATACAATCATACAGGGATGGTTTGGAAATAGATATTTATTTACCCCATTTGAATTTAGGATTTGAATTCAATGGTTTATATTGGCATTCAGATAAGTACAGAGATAAGAGTTACCATTTAGATAAAACTAAATATTTTAGTGAAAGAGGAATCAGGATTATACATATCTGGGAAGACGATTGGGTGTTTAAAAACAAAATAATAAAATCACAAATAAAAAATTGGATAGGATTAACTGATAAAAGAATACTTGCCAGAAAATGCTGCGTTAGAGAAATTGGAGATACAGTAGCAGTTACTAAATTCTTAGAAGAAAACCACATACAAGGAAAGGCTGCTTCGTGTTTGAAATTAGGTCTTTATTATAATGATGAACTTGTGAGTTTAATGACTTTCGATCATTACGAGGGGAGAAAAAAGATAAGCGGTTGGAACATAAATAGATTTTGCAATAGAATAGACCATAATATTATAGGAGGGGCAAGTAAATTATTTAAATATTTTTTAAATAATTATAATGTCGATCGGGTTATTAGTTATGCAGACCGTGACTGGTCCGAAGGCAATCTATATAAAAAATTAGGATTCAAAAAAGTTAGTTCAAGTGTTCCAGACTATAAATATATTTTTGAGGGTATTAGAGTTCATAAATCAAGATTTAGAAAATCAAAAACCGGTATAAGTGAAAATAAGTTAAATATTAAAAAAATATGGGATTGTGGTAAAATTAAATGGGAATTTATAGTTCAATAAACTTATTACATCTCAATTCAGATACCCGTTTGTTTATTCGCAATATTATCACCGATAGTAATAAGTATTGTTTAGAGATTTTCTAATCTGTATAGATAGTCATATAACTTAATCTTAATTTTTTCTAAAATTGTAAGCTTTCTTTCTTTGGAAATCATTGAATAATAGAGCTTTCCTATTCTAACATCATATTGGATATCATTTTTTTCAATCGATATTATTGTGTTAAAAGAAAAGCATTTTCCAACTTGCCGACTCGCCATTATTATATTAAATCGACTATTTACCAAATTATCAAGTATTTCATTTTGATAATCCCTGAGACTTATGTTACCAATTGAACCATCTTCTCTTTTCACTTTGCAGTATTTTTCTACAAAGTAGTGTATATCCAAAGCGCAATTTATATACTCCTGTTGTTCATCTTGTGTCATCTTAAATGCCACACCCGCTCTTCTTACACCCACTTCACTTTTTAGCCATGGATTTTGATATCTTTTAATGACAATACCATCATTAATCTTATCTGTCGATTCATTTACGACATTGGTGGTAAATATCATTTGCCTTTCTAATTCTTCACCTTGTTTTGCCATCACGGAGACTTTATTTTTAATATATATTGTAAAAAACCGCCTTTATGTCAAAGTCCGAAAATGAAAGAAATAGATTACAAGATGAATTCGAACAGATTCAGTCTGAGGGGACCGACTTTGATATTTCAAAACACCTTGCAAAACCGGAAGACCTTCCTAATTTAGGAGAAATCGAAATCTATGACTACGATTCTGACTTAACTACTTCTTCTCAACAATCAATGGGTGTTTTAGAGTCGTTAGTAGATCTTTATCTAAGCGATATACCACAATTGAAAGACCATCCCTACATTAAAAACAAAATGAAAGAAGATGCTATGGTTTATGCCGAGGCAATATTTTTAACTAAAATGACTAGAAAAAACTTCTTATCACAGCTTAGGCAAATAGACAACGGTGATAATTCAGCTAGAATGCACGAGGTAGTCAATCAAACTATTGGTCAAATACGAGAAAATGCTAAATTCCTTTCGGGTCAAAGAACTGATTTGGAAAAGTTTTATAAAACGCTAAGAAAGGATATGGGATATAACGAAATTGAAAATCCTGATATAAAAACAGATGATGTTGATGGTCAGTCGGTTAAAGATGGTGTGATAACAAGTAACAGGGATCTAAATGAGTTGATAAAAAAGGCTATGTTAAATAAAGACAGTGATAAACGGGGTTAGTCTCTCCACTTAAAACTCTCAAAAGATTTTACTAAATTATATAGGCTAATTTTTGTCTCAAACTTTACAAAGGGGTTACTTAAATTGTAGGTTACAAAGTTTGAAAGTAATTTTATTTCTGAGTTATCAACTTTGGTCTTAATTTCATCTTTAATCGAATCAGTTGAATTATCATAAAGAATTTTTAGTAGATTATTTATACTTTTTGAAAAATCAATTGATTTGGAGTCGCTGTCATAATAGGTGATGTTTTTATACTGCTGAATTTGATTGTCTGTAAATTTATCATCATCGGTTTTGTATCCAACTAAGTGTTGTATCAAAAGTTTGTTCTTAGATTGCACTATTTTATCTTCATCTCTATTGAAAAAAGTTTCCGATAAGGCATAGTGTCCAAATAACTCTACACCAATTGATTCTAAGTAACTTTTCACCTTTTGTATAATTTTTTCGTAGTTTCTAAGTGTATTTTTTGAACAAAGTAGATAAATATGACCGGTGTAATTTTTACAATCGATTAGGTGCTCTTTGAAGATATGATATTCTAAACTATCAATTATTTCTGGGTCATTAAATTCTTTCATTGAAAAAGCAAGTGCAGTTATATCAACCGAGTTTTTTTTACAAGCTGATTTTATTAGATTATAAGTCTCTTCGCTAATCCATTGATTCTTGCCTGATATGTTAAGCTCTACACCTTTGGTTTTGAAAATTCCAGTTTGTATCAAATTAAATTCAGATTCGCTAAGTTTGATTAAAGGTCTATTGGGATATTTTTTTGAAACAACCCAAACCTTGCTTTCTACTTTTATTATAGAATCAATATCAAAAAAAAGAGCATTCATTGTCTATAGTTTGTAACTTTGTATTTAATTTGGTGATATCTCATGTTTGGGTAATCTTTTGGGTATTCTCTATCAATCCATTCAACGCCACCACTCAATTCTGAGTTGAAACTATTACATTTTTTACACACCTGTGGCGGGACTTTTGATTCTCCTTCGTCGATCATGTCATTTTCTGTATAGAAAAACGTAGCTTTACACCAAGGATTTCTACAAACTGTTGATAAATTCTCCATAATTTAATATATATTAATTAAATTTCTAGAGTATTAGTAAATAATTTCTTTACTTAATGCCCAATCATATAGAATTGGTAAATTAGTATATTGAGTAAATCCTTCTTTGATATCGGATAGTTTTTTAGAATTTCTGATAATTTTTAATATTAAAAGACCAAACTCCTGTTGAAAATCCAAATGGCACTCGCACCACGGAATTTTATAATTGTTCATAGTTTTCCACTCTGTTGGACCACCGGTGAGCCAGTATAGCGTCTTAGCTGGTATGATATCACTGTTTCGGTTTTGTATCTCTAAATCCCAGATTTTTTGGTCTGATTCTCCATAAAACATTAAAATCGCAACGCCTTCACCTAAGTCATTTGTTATTTCTGAACCAATTTCAAAGACATAACCATCTGTTGTTTGGTTAATAGTGGTTTTTGTATTTTGATAGAGAATCGTGTGACATTCATCGGTCAATAATTTTTTTCGTTTCATAGTGAATAAATTATTTTTTGGACCGTTGATTGGGTTATGTTTATTTTCTTTTTAACGTAAATACGTTTTTTGATATTTCAATTTTCTGATAAATATCATCATCGAATAAACCATCACCCCAGATACCATTTATCCAGTTACCCCTAAAGTCACCGTTTAAGAAAATACCGAAGTTCCAATCGCCGGTTAAGTATAGTCCAGAATGCCAGATAACTGTATTCTTTTCAATCTCAATACATGCTCCTTCACATTCTGAATCAATAAGCCAATAAAGTTCTAGTTTTCTGAGTACGTCTAAAATATCTTTTTTTGATTTTAGTGCCTTTTTATTAAAGACCAGTTCTGAAATACCCATTACATAGTAATAATTTTATACGATATATATACAAAAAAAATTCATTAAAAAAAACAAACTTTGGATTTTTCTTAAATTTTTTAGAAATTGGTATTAATTTTTTTTTATTTAAAATTCAACTATATTTTTTTTAATATATAAAAAAAATTTTATAATATTTTACCATGAAATACCTTAAAAAAAGAGATGACTATCTACAAAATTTACACGAAAGAAGACAATTTGAATCTTATAAAAAAACGCAACATTTAAACGAGGCATTTAAAAATGAAATTACTTGGGGTGATTCACTTTTGGGTAAATTAGTTAATTGGGTAGTTAGAAAGATTGGCATTGGGGCAAAAATGACAAAAATGACTTTTGTTATAAATTCACTTAAAGAACAATTTGATAATTTGATAGGTGAAGGATCGTATTATGATTTGCCTGAAAAACAGAAAACTCAGATTAGTGACATTCAAATTTCCGAGGTTTTAAAAAGTTTAGCAAATGCGGTTGAAGACGGTGAAAAAGTCGATGTATTAAAACAGATGACCGCCGACACTACCTCTCAGATAGAGAGTCTGAGCGTGGAAAAAGAGTCAGAGGAAAAAAAGAAAGAGATAATCGAAAAACTAAAGAAGTTTTTAGAATTTCTTAATCAATTCAAAGATTCAGATGGTGAAAAAGGTGATTCAAAAGAAGGTGATTCAGAAAAATCACTTAGTTCATATTATCCGCTTATGATAAAGAATTTAAGCTCACTTTCTCTAGTCTTATTGAACTACAAAAAAGTCAAAATTTCTAATGTACCAAGTCAATTGTCTTCTCAACAAGCAATCGCGCATGAATTAAAGGGTGGTGAGACAATAGAAAAACTTCAATTGGATAAGCAGGTAAATAAATTTGGTCTTACATTGGATGAGATTATAAAATCAAACCAACAAGCACTACAACCCTTTATTACTAAGGCTGCGCAGACAAAAATTCCGATATCAAAGATGACCTTACCTAAGGGTCTTAAACTTAATTTTGGGAAACCAAAAAAAGAAAGTTTTATTTTTGAATCAGAGAGAAATCAGACAAGTTCCGGTGAATCCCATGCGAATCAGGCTTTTGCTAAGCTAAGAACATCAATTCAAATTCTTGAAAATCCAAAAGAAAAAGGAATAGCGGTGACCAATACCTTCTTAAATGAAATTTTGTCTAAAAAAAATGATGACGAATCAAAAAAAGTGATAAAGAGTCTTTACAAAGAAATTCTAAGATATTTAGTTGGTGATAAAAAGGCAACACTAAACGCGCCAACAGATCCCTTATATAAAGAAAGTATCGAAATCATATCAGACAAAAATAAGAAGATTGTAGTTGCTGAAAAAATAGCAAGATTTTGTAGAAGAGCTCTGCAATTTGATGGTAAAGGTCTTTATGGTAGCTATGGAGACTTGTCTACACCTCTTAAAGATTTTGTTGAAAGTCTTAAAATGCTAATGAAAGTTGAACCATCACAACTTAATCCGGAAAAGAAACAGGAATCAATTTTATTTAAATACGACAGATTTGTAAAACTAATAAAAGAGGCAGATGGGAATGAAGAGGGTGGAGAATCTGTTTCTGAAAAAATAAAAACATATTTCAAAGAAAATTTAGAGATAGATGACTATTTAGTCGCAGAGGAAGAAGCAAAGAAAATCGAGACGCAAGTCCAGGAAAATGTTAAAGACCCTAAATTCTTAGTTATTAGAGGAATGAATCCAATAATTGAAATAGTTAGAATATTCAACCGAGCTTATAAATTACACACAACATCAATTATACCAGTGGGGACCACTAAGGGGGAAGTAAAAGCATCAACTTGGTCAGAGTATACCGCATTTGGTTACAGCTCAGGGGAGCCTTCAGCAACCGAAGATGGTCCCTACCGACATAACAAAACTTTTAATATGTGGGAAGACGCGGTGATGGATGTTTTATCAAATACTAAATATGCTCCGATATTTGCTGCTAAAACAAAGATAGAAGATGGTAGTGGAAATATAAAAGAAGGAGCCGGGGTGGCTCTTCGACAAATGATGCTTGACTTCCTTGACGGTGATGAACTTTATAAATCAGGTGGTAGTATGAGAGGTGAAGAAGGCGGTGTTCAAAAAAGAACCTTAAATAAATACTTTGGTGTCGTTGCCGAAGCTTTCTTTTCTGGAAATCAAGACGACACACCGTTATCATATACAGGCGCCGATGGTAAAACTGATTTAGAAGAAATTGGGCCAGTGGCTGATAAGATAGAAACATCAAAATTAAAATTCCAATCCGCAAAAAATTTAGCAGATTCCTTCAAAGAAAAGAAGTTTAGAGGAACCATCTTTGCGGTAACTGGAAAAAACAATGAGGGAAGGATTGAAATATTATACTTTTTTATACCAAGTGGACAGGCTTCAAACTACTTCCTTTATGTCTCAAAATCAATGTTTAACTTTCAGCGAATATTAAGACAATATGAACCTTCTGTGAAATTAGACAAAGGAGACTTGACATCAATGAATTTACTAGAAAAAACCGGCTCAGGTCCTTATCCAATTTTACAGACTGTGATTTCTGCTGATAATTTAGTGAAGCTTACGGGAGGTCGGTTGAACAAAATAGAAATAAATTCAGTGTATCTACAAGAGGGCAAACCGCAAACAAATATTATTTCATTAAAAGATATTAAAATACCAAGCTATTTAGTTAAAGAGGGTGAAAAGGCGGGTGAAATGTATCTTTTCAAAGCACTCGATAGTGATAAAAACACCCAGTCGGTGAAGGGTATAAAATCAATTTTGCCAAATATAACAACTTTAACAACAACTAAATTTGGCGAAAAACAAGACTTCATTCCTGTAATTAAATTATCATGATAATTAAAAAGTTCAAACATTTTATTAAACAACTGCAATTGAACGAAGAGTTAGAACCAGAAACGACTGACCAAAAGATTGAAAAGGAAGAGAGTAGAGACGAACTAAAGGATTTAGAAAAACAATTATCAGACTACAATTCACTCAAATCTAAAATTGAACAGCTTTATAGTTCAACAAAAAACGATGCAGAAATTTCACAAGAAATAGAAAAATTGATGCCTGAAAAAGAAGGTAGGAATAAATTTGCAGTTGATTGGATGAAAATTTGCCGATTAGAAAATGAAATTAAAGAATTAATTAAAACGCGAGAAGATAAAAAGAACAAAAAATCTGAATTGTTGGATAGAAAAGAGCTTAATAAGAACGAACCAGTTTCATTAAAAAATATTGAAACGCAATTGAAACAGAACTCTGATGACCAATCTACTATTACTGTAACACTTGCTGAAAAAGAAAAACAAATAAAACAAGTTTTAAAGGAACATGATGAACTCATGAAAAAGGCCAAAGATGAATTAACTGAACTAAAAAAGAAAGTTTAGCCGACGTAAAATAGAAAAAAATTCATTTTTTGACTTTTATATATACTTAAAAATAAAGTACAAATCATTATGGCAATTCAAATTGGAAAATACAAAAGACCGGGAATCTTTATCGAAGAATTCGACAAGTCGGTTATCACAAGTCCAACTGTTCAGGGAATAACAAATTTAGTAATTGGTGTTTCCAAAAAGGGACCTGTCAATACTCCCATACGAATAACAAACTCAAACGAGCTTGAATCAATATTCGGTCAACTAGATAGAGGCTTAGAAAGAAAAAAATCATTCTTTCACAGAACCATTAGCAAAATGCTGGAAACTTCCCCGGTTTTTGCAATGAACTTGTTATTAACAGATGATAATTTAGATAAGTTAGAATATCAATCACTTTCTTCATCTCCTGCGTATTCAAACGACATCGAAAGAGAAGGACCGTATAGAAGATTTTTTGATACGACTGGTTTCTGGAAAAGAGACACAGAATCTTTCATTAACCTAACAAAAAATAATACAGGATACTCAGAAAGAGCATTTAGTATTACAAACTTGTCTGATAGATACGTATCTGTGTTTGTTTTCAAATCTACTGTTACTGGATTTGATAGAACATTGCTTGAATGGTATGGTTCAATCGAAAAACTACCAACATATGTTAATGGGTTGGATTTTGCTTCTGATTATCTTGTTGATGTTTTGATTGTTGCTGGTGACTGGTCAAATTACCAAGAATTAGCAGTTGATCCAAGATGGGTGAACTGCTTTAGTGCTTCTGGTTTGAGAAAGGATCAAGTTAGAAATTTTGCAAATGATAGAAATGTTACATCACTCGCTTTTTATGAGGGATTATCTTTGATACCTTATTTTAGAGACTTAAATGGTAGAAACATTTTTATTGAAACTACAATCAATAGAGATACCGATAAGACAGGCGTGTTCTGTGCATTTAATAATGAATTAATTGAAAAAGATTATCCTAACGGTTTAATCGACCTAATCGGAAACACAATATCAGATGGTGGTAAAAATGAAATCAACTTCCTTTCCTATAGAGAAACAATCACCGAAGACGTTCTAATTGAGTCTACACCATTAGATTTACCAGGAAATGTCACAGCGATGCTTGGAACTTACTCATTTAATAACCAAACGGATCATGCATATAACTGGTCTGGTTCCTTGAGTGACAAACCACTAACTTCTGGTGTGGTAGAGAACACAGAAAGAACAGCATGGTTTGCTGAGAGTTCAGTTTATAATGTTTCTTTACATTCAGCCACTCCTAGTATCGTAACCGCTACGACTTCAATCAGTATTACTTATGACGTTAATCCTAATGGAGCTTATGTGATTGTTGGAAATCAATACGTTCCAATCTCAGCGACAGCTACATTGACACTTAATTCAACTGACTATCCTTTCAATACTTCAATTGCAACTTATTCTGTGGCTTTTGTTGTTGATACAACCGGAGAAATCAAAACCGTCGCTACATACGCACCTGATGTTAATCCATCAGTGAATGCATCAGATACAGTGTTAGGTTATTTAGACCTTGGCATAGCTTCTCAATCGTTTGTTGCGCCACAAAACTTTACAGTAGAAAACATTAGCGTTGACACAAACGGATTCAAAGATTATAGTTTTGGAACTAACTCAACAGATGATTATTACATCTATGAGGTGCTACCTGGATATGGAGATGAAATAGTTATTGAATTCCCTGGAACCAACGCAGTTGCTGACACCTCAAACTATGAGCAATATAGAAAAATAAAATTGTTCAATAGATTGGTTAATTTAATTGATAATTCAAATAAAAACCAAATGTCATTGGTTCTTAACCCTAATACTTATGAAAAGTATAGCTTTGAAAATATTACTATTTCAAATATTGTTCAAAGTTCACTTTTCAACAAATCTTTTAGACTCAAAACAGGATTAACATCGGCTCAGTTAAGTGATATTTTAGCTGGTTTCTTCTGTGTTTACACATCAGATAACGAAATCATCTTAGGAACTGATGGTGTTGAATCAAAATCAACTATAGCTGATTTTAATTCAGTGGGTGTTTCTGGTAAGTATTCAACTCTACATCAAAAATTTGAAGATGGACTTGTAAACACTGGGGATTATTTCTTTAGTAATAGAATGTTCTTACCATACTCTGGGGCTACTTACAGCGCGACTAACCTGTTAAACAACGGCGTAGACGTTTATTTTGTAGATGGAGAGGAAGCACCAAATGGTGGATTAACACAAGCATATGCTGGTTACAACTATATAGTTTTCCGTTCTGATGTTGCAAACTGGGACAATGAAATTGACCTACAAACTTTTGAACAACTTCAGTTTCCTGGATCTACTTTGAACAAAGGACCGTTCACTCTAATTGTAAATCCGGTAAACGATTTCAATGGTTATACGCCTCATCAGATCGCTACATCGCTTGGATACGGAACCGGGTCTTATGCTTATACAGTTTCAGAAGAAGTGGTTTATGAAGAACTTAATGACCAGATGAGAATTAACGATTATTTGGTGAGACACTATTTGAAAATGTATTTAGATGGTTCTAACAACCTATATACGGATTTTGTAGAGTCGGATCTAGAAACACCAAGCTATGTTGCACATAAAGCAAATAATGATTTTTACATTAAATCAGAAAAATCTAATTATAAACAAACTATAGAATGTGAGCTACCTGCTGGTTATGTACAGGTTCCAAATAAAATTTTAGTCAATAGTGCTAGATACACCGAAATTAAAGTTGGTGATTTCTTGGAAGCATATTACGACCCAACAACTTTAGCAGTTGGTCAGTATCCAAGAAAATTGACAAGAATTTTATCAAAAAGAAGATACTCAGGGGATCTTAGTTTAACTGAGATTACTTGTGACTCAAGAATTCTTACCAGATTTACAGGAGATGCTCTTCAGACAAATAGATTTGTAACAGTTGATCAATATGCTACAACACTTAAAACTATAGCCCTTAAAGGATTTAGAATAAGAACAGCCTCTATGCCGGATGGGACAGAAGAAAGGCAAACCGCTATTTTGAATACAATCTCTAAAGGAACTCCGCTATTTAAGGCTATAACAAATAAAGAAGCAATTGACTTCAGATACCTGATAGACTGCTTTGGTCTTGGTTTAACTGAATTTAGTAAACAACCACTAGTTGATATCTGTGGAACAAGACTTGATTGTTTTGGATTTATCAATATGCCTTCGGCTAGAGATTTTAGAAATTCTTCTTCACCAGCTTTCACTAATACTGAAGGTGTGTTGCAAATGGAATACGTTGCAAAAGGTGGTGACCCAGAAAGTAGTCCTGCATTTTTCTACTCCTTTGCGAAGGGACCAGGGGTTACTTCTGTTGGATATTTCTTCCCTTATGTGTTAATTAATGATAACGGTAGACCACTGGAACACCCATCGGCTCCATTTGTTGCTACAACATATATGGCAAAACACATTTCAAATATAGGAAATGTTACACCTTGGACAATAGCTGCTGGTGTTACTAACGGTAGAATTACCGGAATTAACTCACTTGAGTTAGATTTCACACTAGAAGATATTGAGTTCTTAAATCAAGCACAAATAAATCCTTTAGTGTTCAAAAGAAATAGAGGATTTGTAATTGAGACTGAAAACACTGGTCAAACACTTGTAAAATCAGCATTATCTTACATCCACGTAAGAGAAGTGTTAATCGAGCTAGAAAGAGAATTATCAAGAATGTTGTTAGATTTCCAATGGAGATTCAACACACCTGATATCAGAGCAGAGATTAAGTTGAGAGCTGATACAATTTGTGAAACTTATGTTTCTAGAAATGGTCTTTACAACTACTTCAATAAAATGGATGAAGAGAATAACACCGCAGAGTTGATAGATAATCAAATCGGAGTTCTGGATACTTATGTCGAACCGATTAAAGGTATGGGTATTATCGTAAATAACATAACAATCCTTAGAACAGGAGCTATCGAAGCAGGTGGATTCATCAACGGATAAATACTTAGTTAAAATATTAAAACCCTCAATTTGAGGGTTTTTTTATGCAAGAATAATTAGCTGTGTCACCAGACCGTGATATGTGTGTGGTAAAAAAATTGATTTTTAATACACCTAATCATCAAAAATAAAAAAACAATCAGATTTTGACTAAACTAACAATAATAAAATTATATAATAGAGAAGATAATATATCTTATATATAAAAAAATTAATTTATCAAAAATATGTCAAATAAAAAAAACGAAATGACCGAAGAAGAGTATCTAAAAAGACATCTTCAGGACTTAGACCACGCTAATAATGTGAAAAATGGAATAGAAACAGATGATCTACCTTTTGTGGAACAAAACACGACTTCGAGAACTTCTGATTTACAATTTTTCAACATGGACATTAGAGAATTACCCTGTGGTAAATACTATCCAACCGGAACTTTATTTATGGTTAGACCGGCTCAAGTTAGAGAGATCCAAGCCTATTCAATGGTTGACGACACAAACTTTTACGACATCGTTGAAAAAATGAATGATATGTTACAAGCATGTGTCCGAGTAAAATATCCAGATGGAAAAATTGCTTCCTATCTCGAAATTAAAGATCAAGATAGATTATTTTTAATATTTCTTATCAGAGAGTTAACTTTTCAACAGGGAAATGCTCTAGCAGTTACTACTAAATGCTCTTGTGGTTCTGAAGTCAAAATCGAACTAACCCGAAAGAACTTTGTTTTTCACGAACAAGATGCTAAGTTAGAAAAATACTTCAGCCTATCATCTAGAACTTTTAATTTTAGCACTGTAAATGGAAAATATTTTGAATTGACACCACCTAATATTGGTCTTCAAAAAGCATTTACTGATTATATCGTTAAAGAAAATCAGGAGAAACGAACACCAAATCTTTCTTTTTTGAAAATAATTCCTTTTATGTTAGCTGGTAGATCATCAATAACCTATGACGGAATTAAAGCTAAATTGCGGGAATTTGAAGAAATGGATGACATTTCTTTTCAATTTTTGAACGCAGCGGTAAATAAAATGACAATCGGTATTTCACAAATAAAATCACTTTGCGAGTGTGGTCAGGAGGTCCGCACTGACATGCAATTTCCCGACGGAGCCTCAGGTGTTTTCGTTATTTCAGATGCCTTTGACTCATTTATTAAAGAATAAATTAATGTTGCAAAAACATTGGAGACTTCAAGAATGGTCAATTGATTTATGGCCATTCTGGTTGTTTGAAGAAAATATAAAATTAGTAAATGAGCTAATTGAAGAAGAAGAGAAAGATAGAAAAAAACAGGAAGGAAATCAAAAATTACCCGATTACAATTCAGTGGCCAACAACTTCAAAATGCCAAACTTTAACATGCCATCACTCTAAAAAACAAAAGCCCATCTAAAAGATGGGCTTTTTTGTAAATTGAAATTTTCAAAATTATTAATATCCAGAGATAATACCCGGATTGATAGCATAT